GTGGTACACTATTGGAAACAAATCTAGTAGTAGAAGAAAATGTAAAAGCTCAAGCATGGAGCAACAAAGATGGAAAAATGAAAGACATTAATTGTGATATTGTTAAAAAGAAAGAATTTAAAAATCCATCAATGTTAATCGAGTGTTCTCCAACTGACGATGAAGGAAATATTATTGGAACATATCAATTAGGAGTTGATTTCAATGGTATTGGATTTGGAGTTACGAGCAAACAATTCGATAGAGAAACAGATAAAATTATCGACAATGATAACTTTAAGGGTATTCTAACCGTAATTGATAAGTATGTAACTCGTAAAGACGCTAAAGAAGGTGAAGAAGCAACTAAAGTATTCATCAAAAGTGCATCACTATCACCTAATGAATATGCTGACAAAGAAGGAAATTATAAAGTATATATTCCTACAATTTCAACTTATAATGTAACTTCAAGTGGTGTTCCAGAGAGTGATATTTGTGAAGGAAACGCTACTGGTATTATTCGTGCAATTAAAGACGAAATGTATAATGATGAAGAAACTGGAAGATTAAAGATTGACTTCTATATGTTCGATAATAAAGGTGAAACATTCCCAGTCGAATTTACAGTAGAGAAAGATTTAGCTGATGACTTCAAAGATTTTTATAGTGCTGGAGTTAGTTGTAAAGTATATTTTGATGTATTAACTCGTCAAGTTGGTACTACAAAAGTTGTAGCTAATGGAGGATTTGGTCGTAGAGAAACACATACTACAAGTGGATTTACGATGACTGAATATTCAATCTTTAAAGGTGAAGAACCATTTGAAGAAGAACACGAAAACTTTGTTGGTAAAGCTGAAATGAAGAAAGCAATGGAGTCAAGAACAATTACAATTGAACAAAAATGCAAGACTGCTAAAGATAAAGCTGATAAACCTAAAGATGCTAAAAAAGGTGGATTGGGAACGAAAGCTAGCAAGTTAAGTGAGACTAAGGTTGAGGAAGAAGATGATAATCAAGAGTTACCATTTTAATACACAATAAAATAAGGGGCTTAATTGCCCCTTTGAACTTTAATACAAAACAAAAAGGAGAAAGATAAATTATGGCAGATTTTGATATTTTTAACCCACCGAAAACAAAAGTGGTAAAAGGAGTAGAGGGAAAATCCTTACTTATTCATTCAGATTCAGTTAAATGTGGTAAAACAACAGTTGGTTCTCAAATGCCTAAACCATACTACCTAAGATTTGAACAAGGAGCTAATGCAATTGATGGATTGGATTATGCACCTCTAACATCATGGTCTGATTTTAAAAAGGTAAATAGACAATTGAGTGGAGCAAAAACAGTTGAACAAGCGAGAGCTAAGTATACGACTATTATTTTCGACACATTAGATATTGCAATTAAATGGTGTTCAAAATATGTATGTGCTAAATCTGGAGTTGAAAGACTAAATGATGGAAATAACGGGTACGGGCTTTGGAGTGAATATGCAGACGAATGGTTTACTGAGATGAACTCATTACTCAATGCTGGATATTTCTTATACTTTATTTCCCATTCAGAATTAAAGAAACAAACAGATGGAATCACTGGTGTTGAATATGAACAACTAAATCCAAAGGGTGATAAACGTACTATTGATTTAGTAGTTGAAGCTTGTGATTTAATTGGATACGTTAAATCAAATGGAGTAAATGAAGATGGCTCTATTATTAATTCAAGTTGCTATTTTGCAGAAACAAAAGAATATAAAGCTGGCACGAGATTTACTTATATGCCTAGAGTATTGAAGGAATTTTCGGCAAAAGCATTACAAGATGCAATTAAGTTAGCGGTTGAATTAAAAGAAAAAGAAACTGGAAATAAGAGTGTTACCTTCGATGAGAATAAAGCAGAAGAATCTAAAGAAAAGAAAACATATAGTTATGAAGATATCTTAGTAGAAATTAAGCAGATTATAACCGACCTATGGAATGTAAAATCAAATCGTGTACTAATCAAAGATATTACTGACAGAAACTTAGGAACTGATGTTCAAGTCACAGAAACAACTAAGAAGCAATTACCGCAACTCGAAATTGTGTTGTTTGAATTAAAAGGATTGGAAAGCTAAATAAAATTGAATGTGAATGATATTATTGGATTAAGATTTGGAAGGTTAATCGTTGAATCGTTTAGTCACAAAGTAAAGAAGAAAACTGTTGGAAATTTTCATTATTATAACTGCATATGTGATTGTGGAAATTATAAAATAGTGGAAAGAGATAGTTTAAAATTTGGTAAAACTAAATCTTGTGGGTGTATACACAGCGAACTAACATCCACAAGAAATAAAGAGTCCGCAAAATATAAAGGAGAAAGTTCATCTATTCACGCTAGACTGTTAAGAATATATAGACAAATGAAGCATAGATGTTACAATGAACTTGATTCAAATTATATAAATTACGGAGGTCGTGGTATTATTGTTTGTGATGAATGGATAAATGATTATTATTGTTTTAAAGAATGGGCACTAGCGAATAGATACACGGATGATTTAACAATTGATAGAATTAATGTTAATGGAAACTATGAACCAAGTAATTGTAAGTGGTCTACATATAAAGAACAAGCAAATAATACAAGAACAAACAAAATGATTGAATATCATGGGGAAACAAAAACTTTATCGGAATGGTGTGACGAGTTAGGTATAGAATATTTTAGAACAAAGGCAAGATTTAATACTTGTAACATGACACCAACGCAAGCGTTTGAATTACCAAAACAAAAGCTAAGAAGGAAAATAAATAAAAATAACTAACAACACACGCCATTGTAATCAAGTTTAATCTATAACACTAAATTATATCACTACTTAGATTAAACTTGCTATATAAGGCGTATATTACACCACAAGTATATGTGGAGAATGGAGAATAGATGAGACAAATGTATAAATGTTTGAATTGTGGAGAAATGATGTTGGTTGATGAAAATGATGAAAAATATATTAAATCAAAAGAAATGATAACAACAACATCAACTACTGCTTATTATATTGATATTGAAGTAGAGTGTGAAAAGTGTGGGTGTATTATGGTAAAAGAATCATAGGAGAACGGAGAATAGATGGAAAAATTAAATAAGCACGATAATAAAATACTTGTATTTGCAACACAATTAATGAATGCCTATCGAGACGAAGAAGATATTGAGTATGTTCAGAAATTAGAGTTTGAAGAAGATGAATTAACAGATGATTTTATTGCAATGTTACAAGCAATCAAAATTCATTATACTAGAATCACTGGTGAAGAAACAGATATTATTGGAATTACTCATATTTTGAATAGATTGGCATTTCAGCATTTATTAGATAAAAGTGAAGTAAAGGAAGGAAAATAAATGGAAAAATTATCAGAGACAATTGAATTAATGACAAGCGAGAATTATGATGATAGATTAAAGGCTGAATATTATCAATTATTAATTAGATTAAATGGATTATATGAAATGTTAGTTAAATACAAAATGGGTAAATTAAATTTTACTCCAAAATGTAGTTATGATTTATTGCATGGACAATATAGAGCAATGGATTTATATTTACAATATTTAGTTGATAGAGCAGAAATAGAAGGAATTGAATTAGACTAATTATACATCATTTTAAGCCACTTTAATCTACACTCTACAATTATATCAACTGTTATGTTAAAGTGGCTAGAAATGGCTTGTACAATGTTGTGAGATATTGATTAGGAAGGAGATATGCATTATGGGAGAACATGAAAATTGGTATTGGGAAGTAGAGGATTTTGGTGACGCATTAGTTGGAAGACTCCATTTTACAGAGTTTTACGATGATGAAATTATATTAGAATGGCAATTAAATAAAGATTGTGATGATGAATTTAACTATACATCTACGTTTTTAAATGTTGAGCAAGATATTTTATTTGCAGATAATCCGAATGATGTAATAGAAGAATTTATTGATAGGATTGAAGAACATATCAAAGAAGAAATATGTCAATTGGAAGACCAATTAGAAAAATTCAAGGAGTTGAAATAATATGGCAACTGCTAAACCAAAATTATCAGATGAAGATAAAGAATCATATAAATCATTACTCAATTACATTCAATCACTCTATCTTTCACAAGGATATACGAAACAACAAATTCCATTTAAGGTTATTACTGCTCAAATTAAACAAATTATGACAGAAGATAAGACATTAAATTACAATCAGTTATTGTATGTTATCAAATACATGGTTGATATATTAGAAATGAATTTATTTGATGAATCTTTTAATGGCACTATTCTTAATTTAGTGCCATATTATATAAA